TTAAACCATGAAGCGCTCCATTTGAACCTTTACCCCCAACCGTTCCTGAAATATCATAACTATCACAACCAAAAGCCCCCAGGTGTTCATTCCCTGGATATTTTTTACCATTCTTATTAAAGAATCTATTTTGTAAATTTGCGCTCGGTAGCCAAGAACAAAGAAACCTTCCCTTTTTGTCGGGAGACCATATTACTTTAGTGTCTTTTATTCCGTCTTTCCAAGAAAAACTTCCTCTTGTTAAATAATGCTCTTTAATCATAGAGTCATTATAATCTATTTGTTGGTATATGCGTGTAAGATTAAATAAAGATTGTTTGCTCTCGTCACGGAACGCATGTGATTCCGTTCTTGGAAATTGTCTATAAAACTCATTAAGAGCATCAGCATCTGATTTTAATGATTCAACTTCATTTTGCCAATAATCCAAGGCTCCTTGGTTAATGTATTCACCATAAGTATCTACCTTTGGTTTTTTGGGGGTGTGAAACACAGGCATTCCGTATCTATCTATAAAGCCCTCCATGTTCCATTCCATCGGGATAAACAAACTATACATTCCGCTTTTTGTTTGCCCGTTAGCATTTCGGTTAAAAACATTAGAGTCATTATAAAGCTTTTTAAAATTGTTACCACCCTTGTCTAATGCGTTTGATGTAGAACCCATCATACACTTGCCTATAATCCTACTACCTAAACGCAAACATGTTTTTGTAACTCTCCAATTATTAAGAATATTATTTGGCTTTATCCATTTACCGCTTTCATCGTGAACAAGCAACAATAACTTTTCGCCATCATAGCTGTTATCATCTGTGTTTTTCCAATCAATTGTTGTGTCTAATCCATAGAGCTCTTCAGTCTCTACATCATACATATTTTTCTTTGTAATTTTAGAGGCTGGTATCCTAAACGCTAACTCTGTTTTAGGCTTATCCATACCGTCTTGTATGGGTTTGAAAAAGAAAGGTAACCTGTTAGATATTGGTACTACTTTATCTGTAAACATTTTTTTAGCATCAGCCCCAGTTTTTGAAAGTATTCCAACTCTTGAATCTTTTGCAAGTGTCCCTGTGTTTACGCATTCTGAAGAACCCATGAATGAAAATCCAGAACGTCTTATCTTTAAGTAAATCATACGAAAGCTTCTCTTATCAGCTTTGCAGGCTTCCCAATAAATATAAAATATACGATTAGCCTCACGGTACTCCGGATACCCAATGTCAATATTAGTCCACTGTAAGTACATATAATGCGCACCTGTTATATATGTTGGCACTCCATTATTCATAAACCAAGCGCCTTCATCCCGTCTATCAAACTCTCCTTCTATGTAATCTACCCATCTGTTTTTAAACTCTGACGGCATTTCATTCCATTGAAATATAGACTGTATTCTGGAAAGCTGCTTAGGTAATTCTTTACGTTCCCAATACTGTTCTTCTTTTTTAGAGTGTCTTTGAAGACACTCATCTGGAGTTTTAGGAAGTGCTATATGCAGCCCGTTAATCAAAATTATATTTCCAATTTGACCTGTTTTTGAAATTATAACAACATCATATTTTTCATTATATCCATATACCCAACTTCTATTTCTATTTTTGTTGGTTATTACGGATTTAGAGATATAATCTTTAACTACTCTATATAATTTATTTTGACCTTCTTTCTGCAAAACCTTGTTTTGAATCTACACTGTTATTATTTTTACTTAAAGATAAAGCTTCTTTTTCACTTTCTATTCTATTTAAAATTTCAAACGCATCAAATATAGCAAGCTTTTTTGTTGCTGCCGCATTTTTTAATCTATCCGCAGATATATCGTCTTCCGGGTCTGGCTTTATTATATCTTCTTTTGCTACCTTTATAAGTTGCTCTACAGCTCTTCGCCCCGCATTTATAATTTCTAATTTAATTTCTTCAGTAGATTTCATAAAACCATGGTTATTTGGTGGTCATACATCCTGTAAAGTTTTTTACCATCTAAAGTAAACTTGTATTCACTATCCGGTTTAAAAGAAACTAAGTCCCCCCTCTTAACGCCTTGTTGTGATAGCTTGCTATTTGGGTAAATCATCTTTGCGACTAAAGGCTCTTCCTTTAATGGTTTTAAAATAATTGATTCTTTTGGAGGTATAGGTTCAACAAAACAATACTTATCATGAGCATACCACTGGTGAATTTTTTTGTACAAAAAGAATTGGTCGTTATCTACTAAAAACAAATTTTCCTTAAGAAAACTTTTACCGCTTTTACGCCTTCCTTTTATGTCGTTATAAAATTTAAACACATTATGATGCACAAGCAAAGTGTCGCCTGGTTCAATTTCTCCACAATACCCTATAGGTGTAGATAAAACTACAGCCTCCCTGTTTGCGGACTCGTAATCTTCTTCAGATGTACTTACTACAAATTCAATACCGCCAATTTTTTTGGTGTTATTGTACCTCTTATTGTCTTGAGGTTGTACGATAAAACTAAATGGTGATTTCAAAAGTTTATATTATATTCAATTGATATAGGCATTGTTGAGCTAAACTCTTTCCAAAGCATAACTACCTCCTTATCTTGAATATAAATCTTGAAAGAATCTTTTGGCTCGTCATACTTTATTAAATGAATAATGTAATTACCACCTAATACATCTTGCCCAACCAAGTAGTGCATAGCGCCTGACTTGTAATCAGGGCCAACTGATATTTTTCTTATATCCATTTGATTTTATTTTAAATTTAATTTTGTGCCTCTAACCAGGCATTTTGCATTTCTTCCCAACTATCTAAAACTTCTTGAGTCCACACTTCTGTAGCTGTATCTTGTATTTCTTCAGGTAAATCTTCAATAGCGATTAGTGGTTCATAAGTGGTTACGTTGTGCAAGTCATTTTCTAATTTGTACACAGCCTGTAAAGACTTATTTTCATTAATGTTAATTGTAATTAATTCTTTTTCCATATTATAATAATTTATATCTTATACACCCTTCTAAAGAAAAGAACGTTCCACTTACAATACCAGTGCCGCCTAAGCCCATGTTTGTAGAATTATTATTAACCAAAACATTTATACCAAGGGATGTATTAGATGGGCCAGTACTTATGCCCGTTACCTGGGCAGATAATCCCTGTGTTTTACTAAAATCAGCTGATAATACAGCTACACCAATTGTATTATCAAAGGCGTAAGGAAGACCTGTAATTAAGGGAAAACCTGCTGTTCCTGTCCACGTTGCTGTACCTGGAATCGTAAACCATGCGGTCATTATATTTCCTTGTATTATATAATAACCCACATTAGCACCACCAGCTATTGGGAAAAAACTAAAATTACTTGCGCCTATTGAAGCTATACTTGGAGTCCAATTACCTTCATTAATAACTGTACTTCCTGTGTTAATTCTTAAACCTCCATTACTTTGGTAGAGCCCCCCTGAGGGTATTCCAATAGCAGTTGCAGCTGTATCGTCACTTGCTGAAAACGAAGGTACTGTTGGTAAAATAACTCTTGGCACCTGAGGTACTGTTCCACCACTACCACCGCTTATACCGCCTTCTGTTATTAATAAAGCATTTGCGTTTGTTGTTGTGCTACTTCCTACTGCAACTACAAATTTTGTTTCTCCAAGTCCGTTATTTCGGTCTATTGTTGGATATAATGTAGTATCATTTCTGTAACCTAAAGTCATTGTTTGATTTACCCCTACTAAATCTCCACCAATATTAAAATCGTTTCTATGTGGAGTTGATGAAAGACCTAAATTAGATATACTATATCCAAAGCTAAATGAATTTTGTAAAGTATGCCTTAACTCATTATCGTGTCCTATAACAAAACTCAATCCACCACTTGAAGGTGCGGGGCTTCCATCATCAGTTAAAAGCAAATTGTCTGACCCAATTATTAAAGAGTTGTTTAAACCCGAAGTGGCACTTGGGTATTCATCTCCCATTTGGTTATTTTGACCAATTACGTGAGAGTTATTTGAATATTTTAATATGTTGGTATTACCAACATTCATAGAGTTGTCAGATTGTATTGATTCATTATTATTTCCAAATGAAACTGACCTATCAGAATCATTAAGTATTTGATTACCACTACCAACTGTCAAACAATGGTCTGAACCATTAACTATATCATTTGAACCACTACCAATAACAAGAGAACTATTATCTACCTCAATATTAGTTGGGTTGGGCGAGATTACCATTCAGCCTCTAACGTATGCTTTTTGTTTTACATCTAATGCAACTAAACCCGCATTTAAACCACTGCCGACATCTATTTTAGCATTAAATTCGTTTGAACCAAAGTTTCTTAGCGCATTAAAGTTTCTGTTTGTAGAAATGTTTATATCTGCTCCATCGTCAGTAATTTCAGAATCTGCTAAATCAGTAGCTGTACTCCAAATTGGTATAGTATTAACTGTACCTGAACCGCCAACTCCACCGCCGCCGCCAGAAACAACAGACCAACCACCGTTTTGACGGGCATATTGTGAGCCATCACTTGGCGCTTCTGGAAAACTAACTTTAGCATTATTTGCACTTATATCACTTGCTTGTTGTGCGCTTATGGTTGTTGTATCACCAGCAAGAGCCGTTAATGATGTCGTTCCTAATTGAAGTAAACCTGGTATGTTAACATCGCCTAAACCTCCAGTTCTTGTAAGTGTTAAAGTACCACCACTAATAGAGCCACCGTTTACGTAGTTGTCAATGTCAACAGCGGAAATTTCAATAACTTCTCCAAAAGAGGTAACCCCTAATGCAAAAGCTGTTGTTCCTGTAATACCTCCAGAACCGTATGCGTTTAATCTTATATTATCTCCACCAATCGCAACTTGGTCAGCTGTGTTATCTATAGCGTCTTTACCAATAGCAACACTCCCCTGGTTTTTTGTCCAAGCGTTTTCACCTATAGCTACGGATTGATTAGACTCTGCTTTTGCGAGATAACCTAAAGATATACTTCGGTTGCCTAATGTTGTGCTTTGAGCTCCTATAGCAAAAGAGCCCTCTGTGGCATTTACATTTCTTGAAAAAGAAACAGTCTCACCTGCATCTAAAATAAATCCTGGTGAGTTTACAACAATAGTGTATACATCTCCAGCGGGTGTGCCCGAATTAAATGTTGCGCTAACAACTGTATTTATTCTATTGTCTTGAGATTCAGTCCAAGTTTGACTACCAGAGCCATTATTATATATTGTGTCTCCAGGCTGTATGTTAGCTCCCCCTATTACATTTATAAGTTGAAAAGATGTACTGGGTATGCCTACTGATGTTTGAATTATACCAGTGGCAATGTCTGTTACGCTCACGCCTTCTCCTAAAGCGCCTGAGCCATGTCCAGAAACAAAACTACCGTGACCCGAGGCAAGTCCTTCAGAGCCTACATTAAAAGCTCTCCAGCCCATAGCAAAAGCACCAAACGACCCTCCCGCTAAAGTTTCAAATCCAAAAGCTACATTTTCATTAAAATCTGAAATTCCTAATCCAGCTATAGCATTGTTTCCAAAAGCTATAGAGTTTTCTGAGTTTGCTCTAACTACTGAATCTTTTCCTGCAGATAAACTGTAATTACCACTTGCAATAGTGTTATCACCCATAGCTGTTGAAACATCTCCACTTGCTGTTGTGTTTCTTCCTATTGCTGTTGAAGCAATTCCACTTGCATCTGTAAACGCACCCATTGCTGTTGAAGCAACTCCAGACGCTTGGGTATTACTACCTATGGCTGTAGAAATATCTGCGGTTGCTGACGATGAAGAACCCATAGCTGTTGAAGAGCTTCCACTTGCAGTTGTAAGTTGACCCATAGCTGTAGACTTGTCTCCACTTGCTGTTGTGTTTTTTCCAAAAGCTAATGAAGAATCACCAGATGATGTTGCGCCATTTCCTATAGCTACAGAATAAATGTTAGATGCAAGTGCTGACTCTCCCATAGCGGTTGAAACAGCTCCACTTGCTGTTGAGCTTGACCCAGATGCAAATGAATTAGCTCCACTTGCTGTAGTTCCTAAACCCATAGCTGTTGAACGAGTACTACTTGCTGTATTAAAGTTAGGGCTATTTAAAACTACAGACTTTATGCTTTCGTTTATAAATACACTTTCAGATGTAATTGTATTCAATTGACTTCCTACAAATATTTTACCTTCAGGTAGATTAGGAACGTCATTCTCTCTTCCTAAAGCAAACACCTCAATATCTCCATTATTTGCATTTGACCTCGAAACAACGGCAATTTTTTGTATTAAATTGGGAGTAATTGGTTTAACATTTGTAAGACCCCCGTTTGCTGCCACATACAATGAGTCGCCTACACTATAAGAAGCAGTATTAAAATCAGGGAAATCACCAGCTACAATTATTTCACCGGTAGTGTTTTGAGCTTGATTAGATACCGCTAATCCTATAGCACCCATTTTAGTGGGGTCGGATGCAAAAGCTTTTTCTACTTCAGTAAGATTTTGACCATTGTTATATCCAGTTATATAAACAGGGTCACCCGCATTTACTGCTTGCGAAAATCTAACCGTCTGTATAATTTTTTCAGCGCTTTCTACGTCAAACGTATTAATATTTTGATATTCTAATTGACCTGAAGAATTAGAAACAAGTACATCATTTTGTGTTCCTAAAGAAGAGGTGGTGTCTTTAACAGCCCCTTGTAATGAAAGGATAGATTCAATTACTACTTCTTCTCCACCCCCATTTCCAATAGTTAGATTATTATTATTAGGGTCTTGAATCATAGATACTGGAGCAGCATTACCAAGAACCTTGGAAGCTGTCCACATAGCCATGTTATTTGTTGTTCCCCCACCATCTACAGATGAGTTGTCTATCTTATCCCAGAATATATT